GATTGAGCAGTTCTGGAACAAAGTAATTAGTGATAGTCAAGCAACTAACCTAATTGAAGATTCTAATTTGGTTGAGGTAGAGGGTAAAACCAGACAGATTGACCACAATTTTAAAGTGGGTAACGTAAATTACTACCTTGAGAGTAAGTGTTGTTTAAACTTTGATAGTGAGAAGGTTAAAGCATCTAACAAGAAAATACAACAGATAAAAGAAGTACTCGGAGCAGATGAAGCAGGTTATTTTATACCAGTAGTCTCAACAATTAAACAAAAATATCTTACAAAGTATAATAAAAAAGGTTTAAACGTCTATGGTGTAAAATGGTTATTAAGTAAAATTGATGCACCATTTACAGAAGAGGAGTTTTTTACATACATGAGAGAGGTTATCGCACCTCTCTTAGAAAGTAAAGGACTATAGGACAGTTTAATTAGTGTCACAACAGTTATTCCATTCTGTTCAAAAATGGTTTATATTATAAAAGTAATCAAAGGAGCATCAATGCAACTAACACCAATTGCAAGCAACATGACAGAGGTTGAAACTTCTGAAGCAAGAATCTTATTTTCTTACCGCACACCAGTTGCTGCCTACGTATTCGGGGAAGGATTCGTAAGAACTGAGAAGTGGTGGAGTGTGACCACATCACGACACATCAACAAATGGTTAGACGGTGGGACAGCAAAAGAAGTGTCCCAAACCTACCTAGACAAGTTGGTCTAGGGGGTTATAATGAGTATATCAAACGCAATTTTTCTTTACATTCTAATCATCATCTTATTATGAATCCACAAGCACACAGAAGCACAGAAGAGTTAAAGACAATCGTTAAAGCACTCTCAAAATTAAGACTTCTAAACACACCAGAGGAAGACCAAAGACTTTTCGAGTGTGAGCAGGAGTTGAGAAAAAGAAAAAGAGAAGATGACTTTATCAATGCACACTTTCAAGTAATCCACTATTAATCATGAGTACACTACACCACGAAGACATGCTATTACAAATCTTTGACGAGGTACAGGAGGCATTCCCGTACCTTGACGAAGAGAAGCAAATCGAAATCGCAAACAACAAATTTCAGGAGTTATGCCAATGATCGAACTTTTTATAATAATAGGGGGTGCCTATGCCCTCTATACCGTCGGGATGGCAATCGCAACTCAGCTGGATTATAGAGAGGTTAATAAAAAATGATGTATGAATTTGACGGATACGATGAGATCCTAAAATGTTATGAGGGAGTAACGGACATACACGCAAGCACATCGTTTGAGGTTGGTTTAATGAATGATCTTTATTATCAACTTTTTTATAACTATGACAGTTAATAAAGTGGCACAAGGGGGATTTATTTTAATCTCCCTAGTGTTTATAATAAGTACATAATAAAGGAATTTTTTAAAAAATGACTAGCAGAAACAACCACGCATCCAGAGATACAACAACTGGGAAAATCAACGAAACTGAAATTGAAAATTTCCTAAAAGAGAATTTAACTCAATCAGTATACGAACAGGCAGAGGTTGGAACTCAATTTGCAACTGGTAAAAAGCACATTGTAGACGTTTTATTAGGTGGTAAGGCATATAAGAAAAATAAAAGTTCTAAAAGATGGACTTCAGAACATAAGGGAGGAACTCTTATAAGTCTAAAGTATCAGAAAGTTGAAGGAACCGCAGAAGAGAAAATACCTTTTGAATTTATCAAATTACAGGATGCAATTAACAAATATGGTTATGAAAAGGCATTAATCGTATTATGTGGTGATGGTGGATGGACTCTTAAAGAGGAGTATTTAAAAGAAGAATTTAAAAACCAAATGAAACAAATTGCACCAGATGTAAGTATAACAGACGAAGAAAATTTTAAAGATAACGTGTGCCAGTTTGATTAGTGGCACAAGGTCCCTCGCTTTTAACCAATTATCCTTTATAATAAGTATATACAAACAAAGTTTAAAAACTATGTACACTTCAAAAAGAGTAATCAGACCAAATAACGAAGTAGTAAGGTATTACTGCGACAATGGGTATGGTCTATCAGTTGCATGTCATGAGCATTCTTACGGAGGTAAGGAAGGTCTTTATGAAATTGCACTCTTGAAGGGAGACAAACTACACTATGATGACGAGTGGACAGACGTTAGAGGTTGGTTAACCAGAGCAGAAGTTTGGAGTTGGTTGAGAATTGTTTCAGAATATTAAATCATTGTTAAGGGTACTGGATAAGTACCCTTAATGAACTATAATAAACGTATACACCACAACGGAGTTTTTCATGTACACCACTGAACAATTTGAAAAGGACGTAGCAGGGTTGAGAGCATTAATTAAAATGTGTGATGATTTGGAGAAGGAGAACGACAGAAAAACAAATGCCTTGATTGATCAAATCAACGGAGAAAATCCATTCTCATGGAGGACAAACTAATGAATAAGAAATACATTATTGAAAACCTTGAATTTGACACAAAATTCAAAACTGAAAAAGAGATCGAAGATCTCAATTTCAAACGAAATAATGCCTATGGAGTTTGGGATGCTGAAGGCAGAAATGAGGATGAGAGAGTTAACAACCTCTTTAATAAGGTTCAAGACTACATGGGAGTCTATCTTTGCTCCCTTGAGTATTGTAACAACCGACCCCACGCATTGACAGCGTTCAAGTAGACAGTTTAATTAGTGTCACAAGGGAACTTCAAAAGTTCCCTTTTATTCTCTATAATAGTATTATACACCAAAAGGAGTTACTTCATGTTTCAAACAAAACTAAACCTCACCGACACACCAAAAAGAGAATACAACGGGTGGGCAGATTGGACAACTTGGAATTGTTCATTATGGATTAACAATGAGCAGGGATTATATGAGATAGCAAAAGAGTGCAGAGACTACCCAGAATTTTTACAGTACATCTACGGAGTATTTGAAAATGATGCAACACCTGACGGAGCAGACTGGGGGGAGGCAGACTTAACAGAAATGAATGAGATGATTCAAGAAATTTCTGAATTGTAAACAATTGTTTCAGGTGCTCGCACTTGGGCACCTGACCCTTTATAATAGTAGTATACAAAACAAATTTTAAAATTATGTTCGATTACAAAATCATTGCTTATAACAAACTTGGTAAAGTTCAAGAGACAGAAAACCTTTTCTGTACACCTGATGAAATTAATGACGTAATGTACACAATGTCTGAGCAATTTGGATATGCAGAGGCACTTGATACAATGGACACTCACTGTGGTGAGTATGGTGAAAGACCTCTTTCACTTGGTGAAAGAAGATATTTCTAAATGTTTCAATGTCCAGACATTCACCACAGTCTGGACAAAAATCCTTTATAATAAGTACATACACCACAAAACTAATTCCAAAATTATGTTACCACAATCACAAAGAATTTCAGAAAGAATCCTCAAAGTAGACAACTTTGAAAACGTTGCTTATGTATGTTGCGACTGGGAAGAGTTCGTTTTCGAGGTCGCAGAGTGGGGAGTAGACCACATTTGCGGAGTTGACTTTGATGACCTATCTGATGAGGCAATCAAAGAGTTAGATGAGTTTATCGCATCTTTCGGAAACTCACCAAGTGATCCGCACCCTTGTTCAAAGTACGCAAACCCTATCTTTGCTTAATATGAAAAACCTCCACATTGAACACCCAGAAGATACGATCCTCACAGGGGATCTATCTGTTCTGGACGCATTTCAATCTGATAATCATTATTCCGTGAAGATAGACGGATCACCCGCTATTGTGTGGGGTACTGACCCAGAGAACGGAAAGTTTTTTGTCGGCACGAAGTCCGTATATAATAAGGTTAGACCAAAGATTAATTATAGCATACAGGATATTGAACGCAATCACCCAGACTTTGAATTAAATTCAATCTTAATACGTTGTTTTAATTGTTTACCCCGTATCGGTTTTGAGGGTCGTGTATTTCAAGGGGACTTTATCGGGTATGGAGGTTATAGGGATTACAAACCGAACGCAATCTCTTATACATTTGCCGAAGTTCAGAATGTGGGAGTCGTCGTTGCACCACATACAGAGTATAAGGGAGCAACACTTAAGGACATGAACGCAACACCATTAACAGAGAAGTTAGATCCGACAATGTTTGTTCAACCCACTGCGTGGTTATCTGATTTAGGATCAGACATAGACATAGACTTAGCGATTGCCTTTGCTCATCAGATTGCAACAATGGTTGACTTTGCCACAGAGAAGGAGGCAAAGCAGTTGAAGAAGGATCTCAACGCATATATCCGTGACGGGGACGAAGTGGTTGCTGAAGAGTTCGCAAACTATCAACTTGTTAGGTTGTGGTTGCTTGTGAAGAGGATTAAAACAAACTTCTTACAGAGAATGAGAGATGATTTTGATGCTGAATGTTTCTTAGGTAATGAATACATCTCAGGGGAGGGGTATGTAATGGCAGGGGAGCATGGCACATATAAGTTAGTTGACAGAGAGACATTTTCATATTATAATTTCAATATCATACGTTAGTGCATACAGCAGTTGGGGGGTTGCCGCCCCCCGTGTTTAAAATCGCAAAGGGAACCTAACCTACAAAGTGTTACGGAAGCGAGATAAATGTGCCATTTCTGATACAAAAATTTTCCCAGGTATAGATACAATCAGAAATGAAAACTGAAATCCACTACATGAAAAAAAATCCCGCAGAAATTTTTACCACCATAGAGACCGATCCGAACACTGGGGAATACTACACCATCATACCCGAATGGATAATGAATGACATGAACTGGTATGAGGGAACTGAACTTCGATTTAATATTGATACAGAAGAAGTAATCGTCACAGAAAAAGATGACTAAAGAAAAGAGCTACCATATTTACCTTGAAGACAAGGTTTTATTTAAAAATTTAGAAAGAGAATTATTTGAAATCATATGGGATAGGTTATATGTTTCCTATCATAGAGATGATCTAACCTATACAGAAGTTGATGGAGAACATGCAGATAATATCACTGAACATTCCTATTAGTAAATATAAAGCAATCATTAAACTTGTAAATACTTAGGTTATATGATAAAATAAAAGAGAGAAGTTGATATAAAAGTACTTTACAGGAGGATTTATGAGTGGCGACATAGGCATTCACGAAGAAACAATTGTCTTCTATGATAAGACAATGACAGAAACAAAGATGGTTTTACTTAATTTAAAAGGTATTCAATTAAATTATAAGAAAGGTAAACCGAACAAAACAAAAAAATAACTTCTTATTGACAATGTATAGATAATAGTGTATTATATAATTATAATTGAACTTTAGTATGGCGAAAGGATTTACTGTTAAATCAGCAGCTGCGAAAGCAAAAAAACAGGCAGACACACCAGAATGGGATTACGATAGAGCAAAAAGAATGATAGCAGGTAAGACAGTTGTATTCTGTCTTCCAGGTCGAGGAGTATCATATACATTTTTAAAGAACTTTGTCACACTATGCTTTGACTTAGTTCAAGCAAAGGCAAGTATACAAATATCACAAGACTATTCATCAATGGTAAATTTTGCCCGATGTAAGTGTCTTGGTGCTAACGTTCTTCGAGGTCCTGATCAGTTACCTTGGGATGGTAAGTTAAAGTATGATTATCAGTTATGGATTGACTCAGATATCGTTTTTAATGTAGAGAAGTTCTATCAACTTGTATTAATGGACGAAAAGATTGCATCTGGTTGGTATTGTACAGAAGATGGAAAGACTACATCAGTTGCTCACTGGTTAGATGAAGATGACTTCAAAGGTAATGGTGGAGTAATGAACCATGAGACTTTAGATTCCATCGCAAAAAGAAAGAAACCATTCACAGTGGACTATGCAGGTTTCGGATGGTTACTTATCAAGCATGGTGTCTTTGAAGATGAAGGTATTAAGTATCCTTGGTTTGCTCCGAAGATGCAAATATTTGAGTCTGGAGCAGTTCAAGATATGTGCGGAGAAGATGTCTCATTTTGCCTTGATGCAAAGGAGGCAGGTTTCCGTATTATGTGCGACCCACGTATTCGAGTAGGACATGAAAAAACCAGAGTTATATAGTATCTCTTATAAAGGAAAGGTTCTTCATGAGAATCTTTCAAGAGATGAGTATTTTGAGAAGATGCAGGACTTAGCAGATGAGTTCTTTAAGAATGGTACACCGCATCCGCTCGAACTTGAAACAGACGTAAAAAACCCACCAAAAGAATTTAACATTGAAGACAATCAGTAATGGCAAAAACATTTAACACAGGCAATTCAATCGAATCTCGTCCGAAAAAAACTCGACAAGGAAGTGGAAAACACACGAAATACTCGGCAACACCCCGTAACTCGGCTCGTAAAAGACCTAGAGGACAAGGAAAATAAGTGGCTTGTTTGATTGCGAACCTACCTTCTTATGAAGTATGGGTAAGAAAAGAGTATTTGACCGACCATAAGAGTGGTCATGGTGAATTTGTAAAAGGAGTCTGGGTATCTGCAAAGAGTATACCTGGTCGTGCCTTCTATTTTGAAACTTATTTGCCCGAATATGCTGCAATGTTCGATAAATTACCCATTTCTGCGTTTACATCTGACCCAGAAACACCAACTCCAGACATGGAATTGCATAATTTACAGTTTTGGAACTGTATGGACTATGGAGTCGTCGCAGTTCAGAAGCAATTTATTGGATCTATGCATTATGAAGTGATGACAAGGGACTATGGTACTCAAACAGGTACTTATATTTGCACTTTAGACAACTATCATCAAGATGTAGACGCAATCGACTACTCTACAAGCGAACAACCTGCTGAACATAAGTCTCATAACCTCTTAGAATTGGACAATGGGCAGTTTTGTTTGTATCCAAATAACAGAATGCGTATATATGACAACAGTTTAACACCAGAAACACCTAAAATGCCTGATTTTAAGGTATCAACTGTTTATTATCAAGTAGAAAACGGTCATGACCGTGATGGATTGGGTAATGATGAGAATTATTTTTGGAAAACAAGCAAAGAAAGAAAGAAAATAGACGAAATTGAACCAAATTTAGGATAAATAATAACATTTACAAAAAAGTGTCATAAATAAAACAGGAAAACTCTTGTTAATATGGCAATATAGCGGATTTCAAGGACATTTAAGGACATAAGTTTGTCTTTTTCACCCCATCCAGTCACAAAAGATCTTACAATTCTCAAAAATGAGAATGCAATTAAGAAATCTGTAAGAAATTTAGTACAAACAATCCCAACTGAGAGGTTTTTTAACTCAGCACTGGGTTCTGAGGTACGAAATAGCCTATTTGACTTCGTAGATTTTGGTACTGCGTCTGTTATACAGAACCAAATTGAAATAACACTTGAAAATTTTGAACCTAGAATAGATAATGTAACTGTTGAGGTTGAACCTAGACCAGATTTGAACGAATTTGAGGTTACGGTGTTCTTTGATATTGTTGGACAAGAAATTCCTACACAAGAATTCACATTCATGCTCGAAGCAACAAGATAAATGCCTTTTACTAAGTTTACAAACCTCGATTTTGACCAAATCAAGACTTCAATCAAAGATTATCTCCGTGCAAACTCAAATTTTACGGATTTTGACTTTGAAGGATCAAATTTTTCGGTTTTAATAGACACTTTAGCATATAATACGTATATTACAGCATTTAATTCCAACATGACTGTGAATGAGTCGTTCTTAGACTCTGCAACACTTCGTGAAAACGTGGTTTCTCTTGCTCGAAACATCGGTTATGTACCAAAATCCCGAACTGCTGCTCAAGCAACGGTCTCCTTTGATGTTACAACAAGTGGGAATACCCCTTCTCTTACTTTACAAGCAGGTTTAGTCTGTGTAGGCAGTTATAATGATAC